AGGTTGGTTTACGGACAACGATTGTAAACTCCCTCATAACATTCACACCGGGCGGCAAACCTTCGTCTGCATGCTCAGCCATGAATTCCTTGAAATTGCCCTGATGAATACGAGCCTCATACAACTCTACGGCATCGTGCTCACGGACAAAGTCATCAAACGCTCCTCTGTCTGACAACGTAAATCTTTCCTTCAACGACTTAATGATTGTGCCTTCTTCGGTCTTAATGCTTGTTGCATTGGTGTCGTTACAGATACCTAGCATTTGTTGTTCCAAGAGGGCTTGTTCATTGTGTAATTCTTTATCTTTTTCTTTCCAATCGGATTCCATTTTTTCACGTTCGGATCTAATTGTCAAGTAAATTTTTACTAATTCATCTAAGGTTGTATCACTCATCTTCTATACCTAACTCCTCTTTGTACAGGTCAACTAGCTTCTCGTGGTTATCAACTTTGTTCTGCAACATAGAATACATTTTTCGTTCTATTTCAGAGCCTTGCAAATGTACGACAGTCATTTTGTTAACCTGACCTACGCGGTCAATACGAGCTACGCACTGCAGATATGTTTCCACACTCATGACCGGCGACCAAAAAACAACAGTATTAGCGGCGGTTAGAGTCACACCATGCGATGCAGCTTGTGGTTGAATAATTAGAACTCGTGGAAATTCTGACATTTGAAACCTACTAATAATTTCAGACCGCTCTCTAGCTGACACGTCTCCACTAATAATTTCATTAGAGATATTGTTAGCTTTTAAATGGTTTGAAACCAACTGTATAGTGTGACGATACGGAACAAAAATAATAACCTTGTGTAGCGTCTCATCTATCACTTCCATTAATGCATTAAGGCGGGGACTAATATCAAACTCTATGACTTCATGGGTATCGGTATAAACCGCACCGCCCGAAATCTGTAACAACTTAGTTAACTTAGACGCCGCATTAACTGCACTAATCTTTTCACCCGCCGCTTCGATAAGCATTTGATTCTTAATGGCTTGGTAGTATTTGTTGACCTGTGGTGTAAGTGGGACTACACGGGTCTGGTATGTTACATCAGGTAAGTCTAAGCATTGTGCTTTCTCAAACCTAATAGCTGGTTGTAACGCTCTATGCACATCATTTCTTGCCGTTGGCTTGGGCATATATTTAAACCTAGATACTTGATACATGACTTTATCTCGCCATGCCGTATAGAACTTAGGAACATTTCCTGGGCTGACCAAACGTGCCAAGCCATACGCATCTAGTGGTGACTGAGAAGCTGGTGTACCAGTAAGCATCCAAAGCCTTGTTGAGGGTGTAATTAATTTTGCTAGCGTCTTCCAACGCTTAGTCGTAACTGTTTTATAAGCGTTAGCTTCATCAATTACTATCAGGTCAAACCCTGCATTTTTAATATCTTCTTGCACGATGCCTACACCATCATAGTTAATGATGACAAACTCATAAATACCGTTAATAATTTTCTTGCGTTTTTCTGCGTCGCCATACGCTACCGCCACGCTTCTGTGCATGGATGTCTTAAAGATATCAGCTTGCCAAGCTGAATACATAATGGATAGTGGGCAAATAACTAAAACTCTTTTAACTAAACCCTGTTGCATCAGGTAATCTGCCGCCCAAACAACTGAAGAAGTCTTACCTGTACCTGCTTCGTTAAAACAGAATGCGCGTTGATGTAATGATAGGAACGCTGCTGTAACTTCTTGGTGTTTGAAAGGTGTGTGTATTCCGGGCCACTCGTAATCTTTTTGTATCGGTGAAGGAACTTTATCGCCATAGACTTTGACCATATGTTGCATTTCTTCAATGCCCCAATAAACCAATAGTTCAGCGTCATCCCCGTTATTCTCCAAGACTTCACTTCTTTCAAGGTAGTCAGTAACAAGGGGTACTCTGTCAGATTTTATTTTAAATTTAATTGCTTGCTGATCTACAATTTCCACAACTATCCTTTAACTATATATAACGTCGACCCCTTACGGGGGTTAGTCGGTTGAGCCTGACGCGCCAAGGAGAAGTACAAAGACTTCAAAAACACCGCCCAACTGACATGGTTGTTTTACCTATGAAGAAAAAAACCAATAAAAATCTTCAATGTCTACTCATGCCTAACGACACAACTTTTACTTCTTAAGCTTTACTACCTTACTTAATTTCTTTTCGCCTTTTTCGCCTTTAGATTTCTCAGAAACCAAGTTACCTTTTGAATCCCTTTTGAAAGAACGATTACCATGCGCAGTTTCAATAAATACACCAGCTCTATTTGAGCCACCTTTATCCAAAGCCTTAACGTGCGCAACATCTTTGCCTTCACGAATATCTGCTTTACCGTTTTTATTCTTGTCTGCAAACTTTTTATCAATAGCGCGGCGAGCGCGTTGGCGTTCTGCACGGCGAGGTTCTTCACCTCGAGCTTTCTCTTGTTGATATTCTTTTTTATATGGTCTAGGTTTATTAACATATGGCATATTATTTTACTTTCTTTCTAGCCCGTTTAATAACAGGCGCGCTAGCTTCCTCGGGTCTAGGCTTGTACGCATCAATTGCTTTGGTAAGCATAGCAACAAGCCCCCACTGCACAAGGACTTCGAGTCCTTCTTTATCAAACTTAACTTCAGCGTCGGCAGAACCATCTTTGTTTTCCTTAACAATTTTTACTCGAATATCCATTACGCCTCCACCACATTGGCAACTTGCGATACTACTTGTTGAACATACTTAATGTCATTTGGGGTTAACTGCCCAAGCAACTGAACTATCTTCATGACTGCAACATCATTATCGAGAGGGGTAGGTTTTACTAGTGGTTCAATCATTATCTTTCCTTATGAAACTCACAACTCTTAACTGGACACCAGCCACATAAAGGAGTAGGGTTTGGATTCCATATATTATTTTCGTATGATATGTTTAATCTTTCAAGGTCTGTACTAAAGTAACTCCATAGCTTTGGAATCTGATGCCTAGAATATTCCTCATCCATAAAGCTTTCGTGCATTACAAATAACAATCCAGCTTTAATTCTTTGCACTTCGGGGAAGTGGGCAAAAGTCATCAATGCCATCAACTTTAACTGCTTGGGGTCAGGATAACGATTAGAACCAGTCTTGTAGTCAATAATATACGCTTGCTCTCCGTCTACAATTAACAAGTCTACGATACCCCGAACCCATCTATCTTTGTCAGTGAACCCGCATGGCGACTTATCTGCTTTCAAAGCCATTTCATGCTCAGGATATTTAGTTCCTTTAATAGCAATTAATTCATCCAATACGGGTTTAAATCTTTGGTAGTTCTTCTCTAAGGGTTTACCCTCACGAACATAGTCTTCGCATGCCTTATGGACAACAGTCCCGTATAGCATCTGCTCAGTTTGTTTCTTTTCAAACCGCTTTAATACCTTAAGTTCCTGATATTGCCGAGGACAATTAACATATTCTTTTAGAGAGGAGAACGACCAAGTAAAGTTCATGTTGACATATTACATTGTTTTAAATAATTTTCAAGCCATTCGTAATATTTTTTCATTTCTTCTTTTAGCAATTTCTCAATCATAGAATATCTTCCTTATCAATACCTCTTTTAAACAATTCTTTACGAATCTTCTTGAACGCGTTTTTCTCAATATTATTAACTGTCTGTCGGCTCACCCCCAATACAATAGCTACTTCTTCCTGAGTCATTTTAACTACTGGCTCTTCTAAATCTAAAAAGCCATAAAAAGGAATTGGCTCTTTCATTTAATCTTTTTCTTGGCTAATCCGCCAGCCTTACGCAGGTCGCTTGAATGTAACTTCTTGATATCTTTGTCTTTTATTTGACCAGCTTTTTTAGCAATCTTCGCGGCTTCTTTACGCTTAACAAACTTATCCTCATTAGTAACAAAGCCCCGCTTTGCATTCTTATCTTTGATATGCTCTTTAGCTTCTATCTGGTCATGCGCCCACTTCTTTGAAGGAGCTTCTATGATAACACCAGTCTTTTTATCTTTAACCGCAGGGGCTATAATTTTCTTAGGCACTTGATTTTCCTCAATAAATTTGTCTTCTTCTCTTAGGGCAACTGCAATAGCCCATTGTAGTGTTTCCCAACTATCTCTTTGCATAACGACAGTCACATATTCTTGACCGCGTCTTATATTATCAAACATTTCTGACAAAGTTTTTGCTTGCCATTTCTGTTGTTTTTTACTAGCATTTTTAGGCTTTTTATGCTTACCCATTAGCTCTCCATTCTTCCATATCTCCGTAATTAAGTCCATAGTGAGCTTCACAAGCTACGGGTAAATCCTTAGCCCAGTCTGGTGGGGTAGACATGACCTCGACAATCCATGCACAAGCCTCATCTATCTCATCTTCGGGAACTACGCACACCGCAGCGTCGTGGACAGTTAGCACTGGTCTATAACGCTCTGTAAGTTTAATCATCTGCTGACCCACAATAATCCTAGCCAGCGCTTGAACTACGTTTTCCACAACTGACCCGCCCCATAATGACACGGGGCCTTTTCGTGATTTGTATTGGTATCCGCCTTTAGATTCATCAGTGATCTGTAACTCAGGATAACGTATGTATAACCCGTTAGGTAGTTCAATACCTTCTTGCACAATCCTTACGCATCTGTGCTTACCATAGTAAAAAGGTTTTTGTTCGGGTTGCCAATCGGCTAATTGTTTTAACGCTTTATCTCCTTCGCGCCACAGCTTAACAATCATGTCGTTGGTATCTCTGTATAGTTTAACTATTTGCTCACACTTTTCTATTTCCAAATCAGCCCCAGGCGGACTAGTCTTTAGCGTGTGTTGTAACTTTAATCCGCCAGTACCATATCCGAGACCGAGAATGCAGGTTTTACCCACGAACCTTTCAATAGGGTTTTCTTTGGTAATAGGTTTATCATATATTTTCGACGCAAATGTGGAGTAAACATCATTTCCCAGTTTGAAGTCTTGAACCAAGTCGGTCTGACCCGAAAGCCAAGCAAGAACTCTTGCCTCAATCTGAGACGAGTCGCAGTTGATAATCGCGTAGCCCTCGGGGGCAACCAACGCTTTCTTAAGAGCCTTTTTCTTTGCGTCGCGGGACGGCAGATTTTGGAAGTTAACCTTGTCCGACCCCGCCCAACGACCCGTGTGCGCCCCGTAATATTTGAGCGGTATTGGTAATCTTCCTTTGTTTCTACTTCCAACATCAATGAATCGTTCAATCCTACTCTCCTCAATAGTAGACTTAGTTCCCAAACGCACCGCAGCGAGTTGTTGAATTATTGGATCTTCGTGTTCGAGTAAAGACATAAAGCCCGTATCATTTTTTGCCAGTGCAAAGGTCAGTTTGCCAGTGGTCTTGCTTTCTTTCATTGGGACTTCAACACCAAAGCTCTCCAACACCGCAGCGAATTGTTTATTGCTTGCTAATTTCTTACGAACTTCTTCTTCGCTTTCACATTGCAAGGTAACTTTAAGTGTCCCTAATAACTGTAATTTCTCATGCTTTAATTCTTCCAGCCTTTCATTGAGCAACGCATCATCAACCTCTAAGATCGGGTTAATAAACATGCGTAAGGTCATGTCAATCAAAGAAAGCTCATCAGGTGGAAACGCGCTCGACAATACTTGGAAGAGCTTAAAAGTTAGCTCTACATCGTTTTTACAGTATTCGCCGTATTGGGCAAGGTCGCTATTTGTGAAACCAGTTATATTCTTGCCTTTTGCGTCAAGGACTTCAGTTCCCTTTTTACCCAAGTTATAACGCTCGGCGAGGTAAGCCAATGACCCACCTACATCGACACCATTGGTAGCCCGACCCATGCAAAGAGTATCTAGGTATAGCGCTGGTTTTATGCCAAAGCGCCAAGCAAGGATTGCACCATCGAACATCGTGTTGTGGCAAAGTAATGCGCTATCTTTCCACGGGAGCGTGGATAGGTATTTTTGAACCTCGAGGTGTGAGCCAGAAAACCATTCAGCCACACCATCGCCAACCTTAACACCAACACCGATTACTTCAAATCGTTTGTCCCTGATGTATTCCTCAGTCGTTAGCTTAGATAGTGAATAGTCTTGAGCGTAATAAGTTTCAAAGTCCAGCGTAATTATGTTCATTAAATAAGAGGGTGTATAGTTACAAAAATAGGGAGTCAAGTATAAACCTAACTCCCTACGAAATTACATACATGAAAGAGGTCTGAATACTCCGTCTTTCTCGGTATCCCAACAGCAAGTGCGACCATCCTTAGTCTCGCATACGACTACACCATGTGCCAGCGCGCTAAGTAACAATAAGGTTATAACAATAAAAATTCTCATAGACTTCTCACAGTCTTGACGAACGAACCGAACGCAAACAAAAACCATAACACCCACCAAATCCAATGAGCATCGCCGTAGTATAAAAAGAAAGCGGTAAGCAAACTAGTCATGATAGCTTTTCCAACACAGCAATCTCACGCTTAAGATACCACTCAGCCTTCTTTAAGTCTTCAATCTTTCTACCTTTGTAGTGTGCCCTAGAAACATATTTGACGACATTACCTAAGTTATAACCTAAGTTCTTTGCTTCGATAAAGTCTATGGTTTCAATTCCACCAGTAGTGTAGTGTGCTGGACTGTTTACATTGTCAGCTTGCTTTGCCATCTTTACTTCTCCTTTTAGGTTTTACTGCGGTTATACCCATGTCGGGTGGTTTTCTTGCTTCGAGCATTGCGTCTGCTTGTGCGTATGCTAGTCTTGCAATCTCGTCTACTAATACCTTTTTCTCTGTGTAAGCGATTGAACTTAAACTACCATCCATAACTATTCCCGCCATAGCAAACATAGCAAAACAATCTCGTAAATCATTCTCATTCATTGGTTAGTTCTCGATTCTTTTTGAACAAGTAGTCGTTGCGATACTCTGATGGTGGGACAAAACCATGTCGCCTAAAAGTCTTCATAACATCAGCGCCTTTAGTCCAAACAAACTTAGAAC